TTGTGTGATTCTTTCTGCGAACATTATATCCTTGTTTCTTAGTTTGTGTATCAAACTTGCGACGATACGGTGCGCGCAAAATATATCCTGGTGGACAACGTTTGGTCAACCCAAGACGTTCCCGTGTCCCACGAAGAGAGGAATGTTGTTTATATGTGTTTCGTAAAGAAACCATTCGTTCTATTCATCTTCCTCTTTTTTTTGTTTCTCACCAAGATCAAATGGATGTTGTGTGGAAAATGAAAATAACAAACTGTAGACCAATGTATTTGCGTCTGTATTTGAACGCGCCAGATTCTGAATTGTATTTGACAATGTTGTAAATGACTTTTGAAGTGTATCATTTGAAAATTGTGGTTTTGGAACTGGATAATTATCCATCATTCCAATCCAATACGCAACAGTTTGTAAAAATAACGCATGAAAGGATTTCATAGCTCCAAGGTCGGAAGGGGTATGATTCGTATCATGATTAATGAGTGAATCATATAAGGAACGCTTAAATATATATACATTTTTCTGAAGATCTTCAATTGCCTCATGAGTTTTTGTATTGATTGCTTCTAAATCATCGGCTCGTAATAATGGGTCATTATCAACTGATGAATCACTTTCATACCCTGCTCCTTCCATCTACCTTCAGCGTAGATTCTTAAAAGGAAAAAGATACGCCCGTCATAGGGTATCAAATGTCACAATCAAAGCCGGACCAATCATGGTTCCAACCATTTCTCGAAATCTGGTTTGAGAAACTTGTTCGGTGGTTCTTTTTTTGGGAATCCGACGATAAAAAGCTTGGAACTCTTCTTCGTTTCTTTCATCATTCCATTGTATATTGTATGGGAATTCTATATGTATTAAACCATACAATTATTCCATCCTATCTTTTATTTTGTTTCCTATATTTTGGATTCTTTGTTATATGGGTTCATCATATAATTACGGGCGGTTGTCTATCCAGTAAAGTGGAACAACGGCTCATAGGAGATTCAAAGAGTTTTGTGGATCCGATTCTGGAATCATTCCACATTCCAATTACAGATAAATCTACAGTTGGTGTAGTCATTCTCGGAAGCACGCTTGTTATGGGTATGCTTACATTTGAATTAACAAGTCGATCCATTCTCAATATTCGTCATTGGCTTCATTTTTAGTTATCGTATCTTTACAAACATAGACAAGGCAAATAATGTCAACACAACAAATGTCGCAGTCAAAGGAATCGAAATAGGTTGTTGTTGATTCATAAATCGTTCTACAACTAAATCATATTGACTATCGGCACTTGCTTGAACTTGTGTTTGTTTTGCTAAACGAGCCAATTGTGATTCCTCAGATGTTGAATCACTACTTACCACTGGACTTGCTACAAGCATTTTTATTTTTTCTGCGTCTGACATTCTAACCTGTGCGTGAAAAAATCTTCAGAAATCTTCATGAAACATGTAGAATGTCAGAGAACAATGAAAATAGAATGCTTGTGGAAGTATGTGACTCTCCCCCAGATATGTCCAAAGACTCACTCTTAGATGCAGTAGAAGAAGCAAAAACCGCACCTACACTCTTTGCTCCCCGAGAACGAGCAACCTATGTAAAAGAGCGTGTGTATGAAGTTCGTCGCCTCCGTGCTCTCGGCAAGAATGACATTGAAATCAAAGCTGCTCTCGGTGACTTTGTTGAAAAGTATCCACAATTATTCCAAATGGCTGTGGAACCCAAGTTTGATGAACGTCAGCTCAATTTAATGCTCGGTCTCTTGGACAAAATGGCCGGAGGAATGAGCCAACATCAAGCATCCGTAATTGTTGGGCAAAGTCTTGCCAATAAGTTCATCAACCCTGTCATTGGTGCTCCCACGAAGCGTTAGATCAATACATACACATACATTATAATACAATTTGTGGTTTACAATTCGCTGGTATGCGAAATGAAGAACACCAATGAAGACATGGTTCCACTTGCGATTCCCAGAGTTTTACTTGATCAGTTGTCAATGGCTGATGACAAAATTCCAATACTTTTTTCAAAGCATCCATCTGTGATTCTACACGAGCTCCTTGAATATGATTCAAAGTCTCTTCAATTGGATTTGTTTCCAATAAACGAATATATTGTTTAGGAGGTTCTTGTGCTAATCCATCACGCACCGTCTGTAGAATTTGAATCGCAGCCTTCTTATCACGATAAGCTCCCTTTCCAACAAAATACCATTCACTATTACATGGACGACTTGTCACAGGTTTTACCATTGTCCATGATGAAAAACATGAACCTAAAATAGCAATTAAATCACGTGTCGCAGCTGAATTACAATCAAACATCTTCAATACACAATCTCCTTCCACCGCTACAGAGGATAAAATAATAATAGATGAACACACAAGTAAACGAAAAATGTTCTTTTCTTGCGCATGAAAATCATCACTGAAATCAAATCCTCCATCCGCAGTCACAAGATGTGCGCCTCCACCAACTACTTCCGCACAAGCCGCTTGATTCTCTGGTTCATAAATATCTCCCGTTCGATTGGGTCCAAATAATAAATGAATGTTTGTATGTTTTTGTAAGAATTGTGTTGCTCGTCGCCATCCAGGTATCATTGCGTGTGTGGATCGCAATGTCATCGCATGCGAGGATACAATTGTTCGTTGCTTTTGCTCAGCCTGATAATGAAATGCCTCTACAAATCCACCAGGTCCCTCACATATATGTAAACTTTTTAACTTGGGTTGCTTATGTCGTTCAAAGAAATCAAGATAGGATAAACATTCAATCATCTTGAAAAAACTTCGACTCAATGGTGTCAGACAACAGATACTTTTTGGTAGCTTCAGACGATTACTATGTGTGCTAATTAATTCATATGGGTTGGTAATTCGTTTCGCTAAATCCCATAATTCTGTGCGATCGAATGGACGAATCTGTTCTTTCATAGCTTCAATTGTATCATGTGTTTGTTCCTCCCATTCTCCTTCTATAGGTCCAGTTGAACTATCCGATAGTATTGTTCGTGATACCGAGGGAAACCACTGAGTCTTTGCCCAAGGGGGTTTCACTATTACGCGTTCCATACTTATTCTTCCGAAGAATTGGTTTAGACCTGTATCCTTGTTTCATATAAAAAATAGTCTTCTATTGTTTATATGAAAGTTATATAGTTACCAAGATATTCACTCTACACCTAAATCTCTACTAATTCAACATCGTCCTCTTCCATAATAGGACGTGTATGCTCAGGATTCGGCAAGATCATATTCATACGTGTTTCTACTTGGGCACACGCATCATTCATGTTTCGTCCATATAATTCTTGATTAATCATATCCTGTGTAAGTTGGAATTCTTCCTCTTCCTCTTCTTCTTCTACAGGTGGGAGACCTTCCATGAGTCGTGGAAGTGCCACTTCATCCAACATGATTTGACTAAAGGCTGTTCCTGCGCGAATGGTTTGACCCATCATAATATTCGCAGACACACCAGTCACAGGATCCATTTCACCAAACAAGGCAGCCTTGAGAAGAACCTTTTCTGTTTCTTCAAAACATGCCTTACCAATTGGTCCGTTATCTGTCTTATTAATACCATAACGATCCACTGACATTAAACGACCTGCGTGTGTCATCACATCACATAAGAGACCAAGATGACGGTAGTTAATTCCTGCTTCGTCGAAGAGATCATTGAGTTCTGCGTAGAGAGTGTTTCGTGTCGCCTCAATACCTAATTGTTCATAGATATCATGAACATTTGTAGAATAGAGCTTCTCAGCATCTACGAGAGGATGTGTCATCACACTTACAAAGTTACTTCCATCTGTATCCAAGAGATATTGTTCGATAGGCTTGTAGTCTCCATCGATAAGCTCACGACGATTATTATCCTTTCGCCATGTTACCGCACGAATACCCGTTACACCACGAATGACTGTATTTTGGAGAAGAGTGCTTTGAAACTTCTTGATGGATCCAAGATCATCATCATATACTACACCTCCAGGACGAGGACGGATACGCATAATAAGCTTTTGACTATTGTAATCTGAATAAATTGTTTGGATGTTTTGATCACGTTCGCCTACATAATCATACGCATTTTGAATTACAAAGTATACATCATCCATTGTAATATTCTTGTTAAACATCTTTTCACGATCAAATTCAAATCGAATGACCCACTTACTATATCCTGTGGATGGTTCCTTATCAGAACCTAATCCATCTGCTCCACACGCACCTGTGCCATTTCGCATTTCAAGTGCTTTGAAGAACTTGATGACATCACGATCTTCTTCAATCACTGAATTATCATCTTCAGGATCATAATAGATCGCAGCCTTACGAACAATATCTTTCAAGAGAGTTAATTCTAAATCTTGACTGACTTGACGCATCATATCCTTATCACCACGATAGGTTGGTTTAAGAGTAATTGTAAGACTGGTCATCTTAGGATTCTTTGTTACCTTGAGAAGTTCCTTGAGACGAGGAACACCACGTGTCATCGCAGACTTGGCGGCTACACCAGCTTGATGGAACGTGTTGAGTGTCATTTGTGTCGCAGGTTCTCCAATACTTTGCGCTGCTACAATACCAACAAGCTCACCAGGAACAGCCCATGACTTCCAATTCTTCACACATACAATTTCAATCATTGCGTCCCATGCTTCCTTTGTAAAACGGTCTTCTACAATAATCTTATGAGGGGCAAGATGGAAACGAAGAGCGGTAGACCAAATACGGTTAAAAGTTTGGGTTCGCTCAATAAGTCTTTCAATTCCTTCCAATACCATTGTAGGTGTGAGATTGGTTGGTTGATCAGGTTGAAGATTAAACTTCACACGCACATTTGTGAGCACACGTTGAATATTGAGTGGAGTCATGAGGGAAATCTTTTGTCCACCACCATAGACTTCTTCTACAAGCATCTTACGATCTGCGAGCACTTGATTTACATACATTTCAAGTGCTTCTGTATCATCACCTCGTGATACATCTGGTTTGAGAATTGGTGTAAAATCAACACCTTGGAGTCCAAACTTTTGACGGATCGTTTGTTCAGAGAGCTCATCAAGAGGAAGAGAAGAATCTTCAAGCTTTGTGGAATTCACACCATCTTCACCATAACGGAATTGAACAATCTTACCTGTTCCATCACGCACTGTTCCATCATGTTGTGTCATAAGATCTTCCATAGCCTTGATGAGCTGACGTTGTGTATATCCTGTATCGGCTGTTTTTACAGCTGTATCAATCAAACCTTCACGTCCTGCCATTGCGTGGAAGAAGAATTCTTGAGGGGTGAGACCACGAAGGAAGGAACTATCCACAAACCCACGCGCATCGGCACCATCATCATACATCTTGTAATGGGGGAGCGTTCTGTCAGCAAATCCATAGGGAATACGTTTCCCATCTACGGATACTTGACCAAGAGCTGCCATCATTTGTGCGACGTTATTTTCATCACCTTTAGAACCAGAACGAATCATAGTCATCAAACGATTTTCAGCGGAAAGAGCAGCCACACCAATCTTACCAGCTTCAATGGAAGCCTTATTGAGAATTCCTACCGCACGACTCTCAAACTCTTCTTGATTGGATTTACCAGAGTTGTTTGTGAATAAATCCGTGTGAAGTTGAAGAATCAAATCATCGACATCCTTCTTCTTCGCAAGAATGGTCTCTTCCATCTTCTTACGAGTATCTTCATCGGCAATCAAATCACTTACACCTACACTAAACCCCTTCATGATGAGATAGGTTTCCATCATATTTTGAAGACCATCAAGGAGATCTACTGCGGCTTGTGGTCCATAATCATTGTAGGTTGTGTGAAGAATACCTTTTCCTGCGCTATTAAAGATACCCTTATCCAATACACCTTGAAGGAATTGACCTTCACGGATTTTAATTATATTATAATCACTCTTATCTGCGTCATACATCTTGTTTGGTTGTGTCATGTTGATTGGAGCAAAGAGTGTTCCAATCATTTGTTGACCTGTATAACGAGGACCAGGAAGTGCTTGCTTTGTTATAGGATCTTCTGTGACAGCTTCAGGAATATCTTGGAAGAGTTTATTTTTCATCATCATATTCATAAATTCACGTCGTGTGAAGAAGTTTCCAGGAAGTGTCGCAAGATAGGACCCTGCGAGAGCATCTTGAACAACACCAATCACAGGTGTGCTGTCACGTGGACGAATAATTTGTTGAGGAACAGCTGCGATTTCTTGTAATTCTGCTGTTGCCTCATAGGATTGGGGGATATGTGCGTTCATTTCGTCACCATCGAACCTATGATAGAACTTCTATCATAAACCTGAACTTTCGTTCAGGAGTAGACTTTATCTTATGCTTCTCTTATTAAATAAGAGAAACCGACCCCCGTCAAGTCGTTGCACCTTCTCCATAGACTATTACATCTGTAGGAGCTTGGCTCAGGATTGCCCATTGCTTGTTTCCATCACACTCGCATCTGTAAACGTTGTTACCATATCCATTCGGTCTTTCTCCGTGGCCCTCAAATGTTTTCACACTTAAGTTGGTAGTTTACAGTTTTAGGGGTTTCCCTGAATTTGAGGGTCTCGCCTATATCTTGCTTCAAGTATATAGACTAGGCGGTTATATCGTTCATTCTGAGAAATGAATAGCAGAACGAGACGAAGGCATTTACACTGTTTTCATTCTATGGTGATGCCTCACCCATAGAATCAGCCACCTGTTGCGGACATCGATAACTATCTTCAATAACTGTCAGGTTATTTTTTGGCAATTGTTCAATAAATAGGCAAGCAAGGTCATAAGCAGCTTCTTTACAAATCGTTTTTCCACCAAAGCATATCCGTGTCTGGTCTTTCCAAGACTTTGCGTCACTTGTTGTGACAT